ATCCAAGGGATTGTTGTATTCCTATCTGCAGGATCCTGAAAGTGTAGGTGATGATGATATTTGGTGTTATGAAGAAGTAAATCAGGATGGTGATCTTGTGGAACAACATCTCTTTACAGAGTACAGTTTCATGAATTACTGATAGAAACTGTGAGAGGGTTTCGTGAATAGAAACCCTCTCTATTCCTTAGTTGATTCTTTACATTTAACTAAGTATAAAGTATTAAATAGTGATTCTTGTTTAATTCTTTATACTATTATTTTATGGCAGGGTAAGTGACCTGTTTTGTATCATGGCGCTTCTGCGCTTCCCTCTCTTGTCTCTTAAAGTCTACCATGCCAGACGCCCAGATCGCGAGGATCAGAGCAAAAAAAACCAGTTCGCTAACTGGCACAAGACCCCATTGTGCTTTGCCTGAATCTATGGGATTCTATAGGAGTCGAAAGGGATTCAACCCATGCAGATCACAACCAACAACCAGGCACGCGATCTGATCAGCGCCTTCGAATTTAATGGCACACAGTATAGCAAACTGCGCAAAGAGTTTGAGTGGATGGATGATTCAGAGTTTGAGTCTGCAATGTTCTTCAACTATCGTGGGCAAGTGTATGCTCTGGCAGACTTTATTCGCACTGAGGGTGATCTACTGGCAAAAGGTTGGCAGGGTATTCTCAATCAGTCCTACTTTGATGGGTTGCTCGTTAAGATCGTAGATTCATGCCAGTCTGTTGTAGTTGGCAGGTACTTTTGCTGATTAGGTAACACAAACTCATGAAAGGACTTCGTGATTATAAACCTCACGAAGTCCTTATTTAATTCTTTACATTTAACTAAGTATAAAGAATCAATTAGTGATTCTTGTTTAATTCTTTATACCAGTATTTCAGCGCAGGGTGCCCTTAGTAGTAGTCTACAGGATCCTGGAACCATGTCAAGGGTTTTTCACAAGACGTTACATCAGCATCCCTGATCAATCGAATTTGCCTTTTGGTATCGCAGGATACAGTTCCGCCTTGACAGGATCTAGGATCTGTGCAAATATATAAAGGTCGAAAGGGATTCACCCAATGCTTTGCACTCACGAGTTTGCAACCCCTGAACACTTCGAACGTTGGGAGAATCACGCTAAGATGTGTGATGCTTACACACTGAAATATATTATTCAAGACTGCCAAAAGGCAGCAGATGCAATGCGTGGGCACAATCCTATTCGCGAGGGATACTATATTGATCAGGCATGTACATATGGCATGGAACTAACACGTAGGAATCGCGAATTGCCTGCGGGTTTGCGTCATCGAGTCTGATCTAATTGTCCTGGGCAAGACACAAAACTGCCACAAACAGTTCTTTACTCTTTTCGTCATGTTTGAGATCTTTGCATCTATTACTGATGAGTTTGGTTCAAGGAGTGGCACAACTGGGCGTGGTTTCTATAACGAATCCTCAGCATATAAAGAGATGGAGATAATGCAAAAGAGTGAACCTGATTGTGACTTTTATGTGGAGTATGTTCCTGCTGAGGATGAATGGAACTGTTACTGACTAAGTAACACAAACCGTAAGGCACCTGAGTATATCTTGGGTGCCCATCTTTTTGCCAATTCTTTATACCAGTATTTCAGCGCAGGGTGCCTCTGGATCAATTATAGCGGTTTTGAAGTGCAGTGGTTGAAATAGTGGACACTTTGAGAACTGGCACAAGACCCCATTGTGCTTTGCCTGAATCTATGGGATTGTATAGGAGTCGAAAGGGATTTAACCCATGCGCAAGATCGAAACCGCCATGAACGCTGCCATCAACGCTGAGCGCGACTGGAAAAAAGACAACACTCAAGTCATCAACATTGAAGGCGTATCCTTTGTCTATCTGTATGACAATCTGATCGCAATGGTTGCTGATACATGGTTGGAGTTGTTTGATGCTGGGTATCAGACAGTGACCACAAAAAGTCGCCTGAATGCTATTCTTTCCAAGCATGGCAATGGTGAAAGAATCTACCAGAAAAATCACCAGTGGTTTATGTCAACAACCGATGGCGATGTTAAGTTCACTGGCAGCATGAAACTTGTCTGATTAAGTATAAAGAACTGTAGGGCACCTGAGTATATCTTAGGTGCCTTTTTTTATGCCGTGTTTTATACTATTATTTCAGCGCAGGGTGCCCTTAGTAGTAGTCTACAGGATCCTGGAACCATGTCAAGGGTTTTTCACAAGACTTTACATTAGCATTTCTAATCGTTTTTTTGTATCCTGCTGTACCTTTTTGCCTTGACGGGATCGGGTGCTAGGGCGATACTAAAGAGGTCAACCGCACCCGACCGATGCAGATCACTCCCGTCGTTCTGAACCTGACCCCGATGCAACTGATCATGCTGCAGGATGCCGTATCCTACCGCTACCATCAATTGGAAAGCGTGGTGAACAATGCGGACCTGTATCCCGATCAGTCCCCTGACAATCCCCGTCGGGTGACTGCTCTGCGCGACCTGCAGGTTCTGCTGGACCGCTACTGATTCCCGAGGGGGGGACCCGTTTCCCCCTTTCCATGCTAGAGTTCTCCTAGTTCACACCCCGAACCGCTCATGACCTCCACTCTCACCGTCAAGACAAACAACGTTCCTCGCGAGTGCATTATGGGGCAATGGTTGCCTGGATTCGGTGCATTAAATCCTGGCACTCTTTATAGCAAACTGCGCGAGCAGTTCGACTATCTTACTGAGGATGAGTTCGACGAAACTGAGTTTTTTCAGTACAAAGGGTATTGGTACTCTATTGGCGATTTCATGCGCCTTGATGCTAACTCTCCTCTCAGCAATAAAAAGTGGGATGGGTACAGTTCCGACTCCTACTTTAGTGGAGTTGTAATTAAGTACAACTACGATGGCACTGTGACAGTAGGACGCTACTGTTCCTGATTGCCTAAGTGGCGAATTGATGACATTCATTGATAGCGTAATTATCAATGTTTTGTGATACAAACTCAAGGGGTGCTAAGTGTAACTTAGTGCCCTTCTTTTTTCTCTTAGATGATATCGGTATTTCGGCGCAGGGTGCCCTTAGTAGTAGTCTACAGGATCCTGGAACCATGTCAAGGGTTTTTCATGAATCGTAACATTAGTTTTTTTGATCGATCGGACCCGTAGAATCCGCCGAATCTGTTCTAGGATGGCAGTGCATCTGCAATCGGACCAATGCCTGCCACCGCTGACCGTACTGACGCCCTCCTCGCCCGCGTGCTGCGTGATCTCTCCCCAGAGTCCGCTGCTAATTTAGAGTACGATCTCGCACAAGATGACAATCGTATTGTGCAAACGTTCAGTGTTTGCACCAAGCGCGATGGGTTGATTACATTCAACAGTGATCTGACTGATAGCGAAGTGATTCATTCTCTGCGTTCACAGCGTTCACAATTCGCTCAAGATCTTGCTCGTAAGTTTAATAAACTCTCCGCGTCACAATACGCTTGGGCGCATAAGTTGGCAGTGGATAATGTTAAAAAGCAGGAGAATGTTGCTAAGGTAAGTGATGCTGATCAGTCTAAATTCGAGGCACTGTTTAATGCTTTCGAGGCAGCAAAAGCAAAGGGTGCTAAGCGTCTGACCCTACGATTCAATGGGGTTAATGTGAAACCTAACCGTGATCTTACCGCTCTGTGGGTTACATCTCAGACTGAAAAGGAGGAAGGTAATTACGGTCTGCAACCGAAGTATCTTGGTAAAGTAACGCGTATCGGGATGGATTCGCGCCTCTCCGATGATGTTCAGCAGACCATTATGCTCGCTGCTAACGATCCTCTGACTGCTGCAATCCAGTACGGTAAGGTATCTGGATCTTGCTCATGTTGCGGTCGTGAGTTAACCGATCCTCAGTCAATTGAGCGGGGGATTGGTCCTATCTGCGCCACTAAGTTCGGGTGGTGAGTTACACTTAAGGTCCTCACAGTAAGTATTGAAAACCCTGTCTACGGCAGGGTTTTTTATCGTTTTGTAATCGTTGTTTTATTGTTTATATCGTTAATCGTGATTTGTCAGTGTCGTGAATTAGCAGTATGTGCGATTGTTTTGTTATTGTTTATATTTTGCGTTACCCCCGCCCCCGTATATAAAAACCCAAACACCCCTAACCTACAGAGGTGACAAATCGAGAGAGATATATTAGGATCATAAAAATTTTCCGGAAGTATGAGAGGACCTCTAAACAGTCGCAGATATTCTTATCGTCGCCCTTATTGGAATTTTTGGAGATTTGTAATTGCTGGGTGGATGATCCGATATCCGCGTCCATTTTTTGTCGCACTAGGTTTTTGTGTGTTTGTGATATATAATGCGATCACAAAATAAGACTTTATAAAAAAATTCTGGAGATATTTTTATGACCACAACTGAAAAGATATATCACATATATGCAAAGGATAGGTGTTTATTTCACTCGCTGAAAGAAGAAGAATTTGACATTACATGGAAAACATTGAATAATCTTGTAAGTTTATTAGATACGCAATATGCAGGGGATGATTTAACCTTCGAAGAACTCATAGTTAATAAGAAGGTATGTGAAGAATCCTCGCATTGACAAATCATAAATAAACGGATAAAATTGATTCTGAAGGTTATTTTTTAACTTATGGCAAAAGGATTTACTGTTAAAACTGTAGCACCTACAAAGAGTGCAGAAGAATGGGATTACGATGCAATTAAAGAGAGAATGAGGGGCAAGAGCATTGTTTTTTGCCTTCCTGGTAGGGGATGCTCATATACTTTTCTAAAGTCATTTGTGCAACTTTGCTTTGATCTCGTTCAAAATGGAATGAGTATTCAAATTTCTCAAGACTATTCTTCCATGGTAAACTTTGCACGTTGTAAGGTTCTTGGAGCAAATGTTCTGAGAGGTCCTAAGCAAGTACCCTGGGATGGAAAACTTGATTATAGTTATCAACTTTGGATTGATAATGACATTGTTTTTGATTCAGCCAAATTCTGGCAACTCTGTGATGTTGCTCTCCCCGCAAATGAAGAGGAGCGTGAAATTGTTGCAGGATGGTATGCTACTGAGGATGGACACACAACCTCTGTCGCTCATTGGCTAGAAGAAGATGATTTCCGTAAGAATGGTGGTGTAATGAATCACGAGACTGTGGAGAGCATCTCAAAGCGTCGCAAACCATTCACCGTGGATTACACTGGATTTGGTTGGGTAATGATTAAGAATGGAGTTTTTGAAGGTCTTGAATATCCTTGGTTTGCTCCTAAGATGCAAGTTTTTGAATCTGGAAATGTTCAGGATATGTGTGGAGAGGATGTATCTTTCTGCCTTGATGCAAAGGATGCAGGATTTGAAATTTGGTGTGATCCAAGAATTCGTGTAGGTCACGAGAAAACTCGTATTATCTGATGAAAACGTTTAACGTACTTTATAAAGGGCGTAAAATTTATAAAGGTCTCACACATGAAGAGTGTGCTGAGATCTTACAAGACTTCTCTGAAAAATTCTTTGCAGGAGAAGATATTAACCCAAATGAAATTGAATTGGAGGAAATTTTAAATGGCTAAAGGTGGAAGTAATAAGACCCTGTTCGAACCCGGAGCTCCTAAAAAGACTCGTCAAGGAAGATCTTCTCGTACTCTTCTTTCGGCAACATCTCGTAATGGGAAGAAGAAAAGATATCGTGGTCAAGGAAAATAATTAATGCTACAATTAAATCCACAAGTCCCAGTCGTTACCCCCAAAGGTAATGGTTGGGCTTTTTTTGTAATTGATCGATCACAGGAACATGACCTTGAGTGGGTTGTTTTTCTAGATAATAATGGTGAATGTTGGACCTTTAAAAATTCTGATATTAGGATTCAAAAAAATTATAGTTTCCATCGCCCTTTTATTTCGGAAATTGAATGCTGATTCAGGGATAGCAACCCCGTAAAAAGTTCTGATCTTACAAATCAGGAGCAAAAAAATGACAAAAAAAATCGATAACGACACGAATTTTATGAAAAATTCTTGGGAAACAGAATTTTTATCTACAGATTATGGTTGGGAGTCTAAAATTGACAATCAAAAAATGTTAAGAGAAATTGCAAATGATGACTTAACACCAAAAAAGCATGACTTTTTCCATCAGAATGAAATTCATGAAAAAATTCGTAATGATGCGGATTATGATGATTGGGAATACGGTACAGAGCCCATTTATGAGTCAAAATTTGTTGATAAATAAGTTAGAATTATAATAATTATGCCTTTAGAACGAGTAAGTCGGGGGTTTAAAGACATTAGTATGACGTTTCAGAGGAATCCTCTGTCTAATGATTTGATTGCCCTCAATAACGAAAATGCTATTGCTCGTTCTATTCGTAACATCGTTATGACATATCCTGGCGAAAAATTTTTCAGTCAAAATTTTGGATCTAAAGTAAATCAATTACTGTTTGAAAATCTTGATACTTTATCAGCAAATGTGATAAAGGATGAGATTGAAAATTCTATTAAAAATTATGAACCAAGAGTTGTGTTAATTAGTGTTGATGTAAATCCGAATTTTGATGAAAATTCTTTTGATGTCGTAATTGTATACAAAATAGTTGGTATTGAAGTTTCACCCCAACAATTACAGTTCGTTTTGCAACCTACCAGGTAATAAATGCCATTAACAAATTTTTCAAATCTGGATTTTGACCAGATAAAAACTACTCTTAAAGATTATCTAAGATCTAATTCAAATTTTACTGATTACGATTTTGAAGGATCTAATCTTTCATCAATTCTTGATGTTTTGGCATATAACACATATATTACCTCATATAATGCAAACATGGTTGCAAATGAGGTTTTTATTGATAGTGCTACTCTCAGAGAGAA